TTCCTCATCTCCACAAGGGCAAAAGTAGCAAGCACAGTTTGCACAGCGTCCTGAATGAAAACTTCCATGCGGCCATAGTAGCCGCGTGGAAGTTTTCATTCAGGACGCTGTGCAAACTGTGCTTGCTACTTTTGCCCTTGTGGAGATGAGGAATATCGCTTCTCCAGCCACATTGCGCTGGCTGCCTGCTGAGCGAATATATCTACTATTGGAGACGGCTTCTCCCGAAGCCAGTGACGGATTAACAGGCCGTACTGGGTGATGCCGTCTCCTTCAATCAACTGCAGGCTTCGTTGGATCAGTTTCCCAGATCACCAAAGCCGCAGGAGGCCATGAGTGCACCCCCAAAGGTGGAGGCAAGGCCGGGATAGTTGTCCAGGGCCGTCTTCAGCTCGGCCTTCTGATCGGGCTTGATGGTTTCCATGATCAGGTTGCGGAATGCCTGACCGGCATTCTTGAGTGCCGTTTTCTGCACGCGATTGACCTGCGGAGTCGTCGGGCGCTTGAAGTGGAACTTGAATTCAACGTCCTTGTCGTTGAATCGGTCGAGGAAGTCGTGCTTCAGCTCCACAAACTCGTTCTCATTGGTGGTTGTCGTTTTGGTATCCGTATTGCTCATGTTGATATCCTTTTCTCAGATTGTTTGTCACACTTCGGCTACAGTGCCGGAGTGCCACCCCACTTAATGGGAGCGAGGATTTTGAGATCGTATTTCAAAGCGCCTGCGTTATCATCGTCCTGGCTGGCTCCAGTGCTTTGCTTGGTGATCTTGACTGCAGGCAGTGTGTCAGTCTTGGTCGGCAGGCCATCGTCACCGTAGCTCACCACGATCTGGAAGGGTTCCCCCTTGTAGACGGAACCACCAAGCGCCTCACGCAGTGTTTCAGCTTCATCACGGTCCAGTTCGATATCACCAGACGCTTTGTAGTTTTTGCGACCATAGCCACGCGGCTTGCTGCCTTTGCCGTAGCGCTCCTCAACGGCGCGCTCATCACTGTAGTTGATGCTGGAGATGCCGACTGCAACACCGCTAGGCAACTGCACTTCGACGCTTTCCCAGTCATACAACACGCCATTAACAGACATTATGCTACCTCCGCCAAACGCGGATCGAATTTCGATCCGGCATAGGTGTAACTCAGGAAGAGCTTGATCTTGCGAATAATGGGAATACCGATCAGCTCAATTTCCACGCCAACACCGTTATTAACGATGTCCTGCCCAGGGGGGATGGTTACGATATATGCGGCAAGCTCTGTCGGCTTGGCTGCAACCATGCTTTCAAGAGCGTTTTCAATTTCACCCTTGAGGTATTCAAGACCCGCTGCACTGCCTTCAGCTGCTGGGTCTCCTGCTTCGTCGTACATCCCCGACAACGCGGCGATACGAGACAGACGGACAGCCTTGAATACCGTGCGCAACACTTCCTCAAACTGGAAGTCGCTCGTGGGCTCTGCCAGAGTACGAGAATCTCCCCAATAGGGAGATGTGAGCCCTGCATAGGTTTTCGCGGTAACAGCTCCGGCGCTTTCAAGCACAAACTGTACAGCTTCATTCCAACCTTCAGGAAGGATGCCCTGACTGATACCACCATCACGGACACGACCAGTAGCTCGGTGTACAGGCAGCGAGAGAACCCGGCCCATCTGCAGGCCACTCCAGTTGCGCAGTTTCCGCAAGCCGGTCGCATCAGACACTTCACCAAATGCAACCACGTTCATTACGAAACGGTGTGCGTATTTGGCTTTTTCGGCTTTCCACGCCGCCGCCCAGTCGTTCATGTCCTCGCCATCATGAGGCAACCGGAATTCTGTTTTGAAATAGGTCGGGCGGTGTTGATTCCACAGCTCGTCGGCTTTGGCACCACACGCTGCCCAATCAACAGAATCACTCGGACCCACGATGAGGATGGACTCCACGTCAAACAATTCCAACGGTTTTTCCAATGCGGACATGACAGCTGAAATCGACGGTACCGGCGCATTAAGGCGGCAACGATATTCGGTACCGACCACCATGGCTTCATCCGGGACGTTGATAGTCACGCCGGAGGAGCTGACAGGGATCGCTCCATCAACAGGAATGGTACGAATCACTCCCCAGTTGTCGCCTCCATCCTCGGAGAGCTGGTAGGTGCCGACATTACGCGAGCCTGCACCGGTGATGCGCAGGACCAGAGTCGCCGCGGCCTTGACCGTACCGGTTACGGTAAGCTCCGGCCCATTGCCGATTTTTTCGACCGGACCAATGGGACCGCGCACAGTGACTGCATACTTATCATCCTTGACATGTTCGCCTGCATCCAAAGTCAATACTGCACCAGAGTCTCCCAGGGTAATTTGCCCATTCGCCGGAGTAGCTGTGGGGTTGTCCCAGGTCTGACCGCCATCCAGCGACAACTTGTATGTGGCGGTACCAAGTGACCCAGCTACGACTATCTGGACTACGGCATCGGCATTCTGGCTACCCAGGCCGGTGGTAGTGGCTTCCGGGCCAACGCCTGTGTGTTTGACTTCTCCGATATAGCCACCAGGCAGGCCGGTTACGGGAACGGCTATGACAATGGGCTCCTGACCGCCTGCAGCAAACGTGTCGCGCAGTCTGTCAACCAGAGGACCGACTCCAAGCAGGCTCTGCAAATCGCTTCGCTTGCCCAGCAGATATCCCTTTCCAACTTCACCGGCGGAACAGACGCCTGCCACAATCACAGTGCCTGAAACACTGCCTGGGGCAAGACCGCTGTTACCGTCGACCAGGTATTCAATTACATCATTCATGATATCCCCCTAGTTGATAGTACCGCCGCCCTGGGGACGAGTGCGAAGGCGATTCAACGCAGTATCAAAATCCCCTTGGGTGACTTGTTTGCCATCTGCCCAGTTCATGCCCTGGCGAAGCGCTGCGAGTTCCCACGCCGGGACTCCTTGCTTTGATGCCAAGTCTTCAACTGGGTAAAGCGGTGCCTTAGTCTTGTTTTTGCTCATTACTGTCCCTCCCTGTATTTGGGGGTAATCTTCACGCTCGTGATGAGCGGTATTTCCGTGTCGGTTGTGGTCATGCCGGTGAAGGTGATGTGGAAGGTTTTTGACCGCTTCTTGAAAACCTCCACGGCTTTTTTCGTAAATCCGCCATACTCGGCCTTTTCCACAGCCACGCTGACGGTGTTGCCATTGTCGTCGACAGAGCGCTTGGGCAGCGCCTCGACAAAACGGCGGGAATATTCTTTGAGCCATGCCTCGTCATCGGCGCGAATCGCGACGCGAACCGGCAGGCGAACCGAGTGAATCTCGCGGCTCAATGTTCGGTGTGTCTTCTCTTTGCCGGGAGTAGGCCGTTTACGGATAGGCCGTCCTGTACGGGTGTATTGCTCGGCCAGATAGGAGATTTCGACGCGTTTTTTAGGAAGCGTGACGCCGTCCTTATCCGGTGCGATCATGACAGAACTTTCGGCCAGTCCAGCAGCAACAGCAGCGCTGGTTATGATTTCTGTGGCAGCCTGTCTCATTTGCCACCTCCAAGGATGCCTCCGAGATGGTCGGCGAGGATGGCGCGGGCTTCCTCAATGTCCTCTTCGGACATGCCGAGGTATTCACGCTGGTCGATAGTCACTGAATGGTTGCGTCCCGCTTCACCGCCGAGCTGATGGATGCGGGCGTACACTTTATTTGTACCCCAAGAGAGATTGCCGGGAGAGGCTTCATAACCGATAGACCCCATCAGACCACTTCCTCCCTTATCGACGAGAGTTTTCCCACCTTCTTTCTCGGCTCGTTTGGAGGGCTTCCACGGCGTGCCATCCGGTGCAGTGGAAGTCTGAAAACGTTCAACGGTAGAAGAGACCATTGCCTCCCCGATAACCTCCATTGCGGCCTGGCTTTGAGACATTTTTGCGGCTGCTGTTCCAACCATTCTGTCAAGACCTCCCCAGTCCAGTTTGAAGCTCGCGCCGCCCATTACCATCGCCCCATATCTATTACCGGTTTACGGGAGACCACGATCATCGACTCATCGCTTCGGGCTTCCTGCCCCAGTTCCTTGAGACCGATGTTCAATTTGCCTTCCCTTACGGACTCAAGGTCCTTGATGGCCTGCTTGTACTGCGTCTGGAGTGGAATCCAGTCGTTGTTTGAGCCGCCTTCGGAGTTCATAAGCGAGGTGATGCCTCCAACAACACGGTACGAAACAATGACAGCGACGATACGCTTCAGAGTCTCGGGCGTTTGGATGAGGGGGAGTTCAAAACGAGCACGGAGTGCATCATCAATTTCGCCGGATACGTTTTGAATGGTTTTTTCGACGATTCCAGGAGTCTGCTCTTCGGCGGCGATCAGATATGCCTCAAGCACGTAATCGGTCAGGTCGGCTCGTTCGCAGTACATAGATGCCTCTTATTCGCGTTTTGGACTAGTTTTAGACTAGGTTGAAAGGTGCGGCGCGTATAACGCGCCCTGTCGATCGGTAAAATGCGACAGGGCGCGATTTTCGAGTTAAGCGACCTTCGCCCAACAAATGGACTTGGGCGAGCGGGCCGGAAGCGGCTTGCTCTGACCGATGATGCGGTACCCGTTGCCTTCAGGAAGCGTGACCGGCTTCGGGAAGAACGGATACGGCTGAAGCTTGGCGTCGACGTCGTCCAGGGCGCAGTAGATGACC